CGCTTTACGGACCTTTTAAAGTTCGCAAAAGCGTGCAAGAGACTCGACGTGAAAGGCGCGAAACGGGTTCTCACCGAGGCACTTTCCTTAAGGTCTAAAGACTCCCATAGGGATGCTCTTACAAAGACGCGGAAAGCAATCGTTAAAGCGAAGTCACCTGCCGGGATGTGGTTAGAACTACATTTTGGGTGGGCTCCTTTATGTGAGGATCTTGTCAACGGCATGGATCTTTTGCAAGGCGACTTCAAACCAAGGCCAATCTTCGGGAAGTCCTCGGGTAAGTTCGACATGGATAAAACCTTGTTGAACCCACCGGATCAACCTGGAGGGAATGGCCACGATTGGAGTCGGATCCATGTGCAACATTGGCGTCACGTGCGCGCACGTGTAGGGGCAGTGGTTCGGATTGAAAACCCGAATCTGCTGCTCGCATCACGCCTGGGTTTTGTCAACCCGTTCAGCGTGATCAACGAGCTTGTACCGTTCTCCTTTGTGCTAGACTGGTTCTCGAACTGGTCCCAATGGCTCGGAGCTTACTCTGAGTTTTACGGGTTATCAATAGAGAATGCCTATCACACGGTACACATCGTAACGACATCACAGTACAACAGTGAGGGACACGTGTACGGCTTTGGAAGCCCACCTCCACACTGGGACAACATTGGCAATTTAGCCATAAATGCTGTTGGTGTAGAGTTCCGGACGGTGAGAACCCCCGGAATCCCCGACGTGACACTCGGGTTACGTCTACCTGCGAAGCTTTCACTTTCGCGGGCTGCGACTGCATGTTCACTCCTGGTGCAGCTGCTCTCTACTAACGGGTATGACCCGAAGAGCATCCTACCTGGGAGATCGAACCGGTTCCGCTGACGAAGCGGCGAAGACAAATGCAGTCACCTTGGGTACTTCAACTACTCCCTAACTGGAGAAAATCATGCCAGCATTGGCAGACATCACCGTCAAGAAGGCGGATGGTACCACCGACGTCGTCTGGTACGGTATCCAACCCTCGGCCGGGATCAACCCGGCCATTTGGAGGAACGTTGCGGGCAGCGCCTGGGCCTTTTGCCCAGAGATTCGCATGACCGCGAAAGAGGGTCCCCGCGGTGCGTCGCGTCTCCTCCGTGCCACACTTGTGTGGCCGGAGATCGCAACGAACACCACCACGGGCCTCACCTCCGTAGCCAACCGAGCCCGATTCACCGGCGAATGGGAGATGCCGAAAGGCATGTCCGACACGCCGCGAGTCGAATTTGCCTACCAGACCGCGAACCTACTCGCTGCTACCCTGTTTAAAACACAGGTCAGCAACGGGATGGCCGCTGTCTAAGAGCAAAAGCTCGCCCCAATGGTTCACTATCCCCAGAAGGAGAAGTGATGGTTGGCTTAACACCTCAGGTGTTGGATATCGCCCTCTCCTATATGGAGGGGCTCGACTGCGCCCGCTCGCTAACAGTAGCGATACTGCTGCGGGAGGGTGACTGGGCTCAGTTAACCTCGCTAGAGGTGATCCCAGCGCACTACACTTCGCACGACTTATTTAGGAGGTCTGTGGCCGCAACCGAATTTCTTCGGAAGTTCGATGGCCTGCCGACCGGTCGTGATCTCCCCGCTATCACCTTTGACAAGTGGTTGTGGGCAGAGAAGGAGTGCTTTCACACGAATAGACTACTCAACGAGTTTATGGATCTGGGTACCCTTCGTGGGCGCCCGGCCAGTAGCTCGTTCCGCTCCTTTGTGGATGCGGTGCGTAAAAACGTTGAGTGGGTCCTCGGTGAAGGGCCGCCATCGACCTGGGAAGGTCGGTTCGGTCCCGGTGCGACGGTCAGTGACGTTAGTCGGATGGCTACCATTCCCGACAAAATGTCATCGACTCCAACCTTTACTCCTAATGCGCTATTCCATCTAGTGCCCTGGACAGGCACTGCGTGGGCGCGCGCGAGCGCGGCATTAGGTAGGCTTTCGAAGTCGAGCCGTGGAAATGTCTACTTCACGGTCCCGAAGGATTCGAATTCCCTCCGCGCTTGCGCGAAGGAACCGAGTCTCAACGGGTTCTACCAACTTGGGCTTGGGCGTGTTATGCGCTCTCGTCTGCGTCAGGTGGGAATCGACCTCGTCAATGGTCAAGACATGCATAGGCGGGTTGCCCGTGCAGCGTCTGTTAATGGCTTATCGGCCACCATTGACTTGAAGTCGGCCAGCGACTGTGTGTCAACAGCCTTAGTTAAGCTGTTGATGCCCCATCGATGGTATTCGGCCCTAAATGCACTGCGGAGCCCTCTCACGAGGATTCCTGACGGTCAAGGCCATGCCTCTCCTCAACATCCTGCCCCCTTCGGGCGGTGGGTGCATCTGGAGAAATTTAGTTCGATGGGTAACGGCTTCACCTTCGAGCTGGAGACGGTGCTGTTCTACGCTATCGCGCGCACGCTTGTCCCCACCACCTTGTCAAAATGGGACCTCAAAAGGGTCTCATCAAGGGGTGAGGGTGACGTGTACGTTTACGGCGATGACATCATTGTCCCCACTCAGTACGCGGGTGACGTCGTTGCGGCTCTCCGTTTCTTTGGGTTCACTCCGAATCCGAAGAAGACCTTCTTAGAGGGTCCGTTTCGGGAGAGTTGCGGTGGGGACTTCTTCAACGGTGAGCCTGTGAGGGCTCACTATTTAGAGGAGGATCCCGATGAGCCTCAAAAACTCATCTCCCTGGCCAACGGAATCAGGCGAGTCTCTAAACAAGACTCGACCGGACTTCTTTGGCGTAATACGCTTCCTTCGTGGTTTAGGTGCCTGGATTCAATTCCGAGTGCTATTCGACGTTGCCGGGGGCCTGAAGCCCTTGGAGACATCGTCATCCACGATGAAGAAGCGAAGTGGGACGTGCGCTGGCGCGGCCAGATGCGGTACGTTCGAGGCTATCGACCCGTTGTACACGGAAACGTGTGCTGGGGAGGTTTTGCCTATGACGTCCAATTCGCAGCCGCATTGTACGGAGTAGCTACGCAATCTGGTCCAAAGGGTCAGGTCCTGGATTCGTCCAAGATCGTATCCCGCCAATCAGAGGTGAGCTACAAAGTAGGTTGGCTTCCGTTTTCCTAAGACGGGAGAGGAGAG